GTCCCTGCCGGCCGAAAGCTGGTGGGCGTGGACGGGGAGGGGCTCCAGCTCCGCGTGCTCGGCCACTACCTCGCCCGTTACGATGGCGGGGCCTTCGCTGAGGCGGTCGCCAACGGCGACAAGGCCAAGGGTACGGACGCCCACTCCATCAACCGCGACATCCTGGAGATGAATGACCGGGAGCGGGCCAAGACCTTCATCTACGCCTACATCCTGGGAGCCGGTGACTGGAAGCTCGGTGAGACCATCATCGACGACTTCACCGAGGCGCAACGCGACGCGTTCAATCGGCAGTACCCCGGAGCCAAGCAAGATGAGGGCTTCGTCCGGCGCGGCAAGCGCGCTCGGGCGGCCATCGAAAGCAGCATCCCGGCCCTCGCGAAGTTCCAGCGGGTAGTCCAGGACAAGGCCAAGCAAGGGTCCTTCAAGGGCCTCGACGGTCGCGAGGTGATCATCACCTCCGCGCACACCGCCCTGTCATCCGTGCTGCAAGCGGGTGAGGCGGTCATCATGAAGCGCGCGATGGTCGACGTGCCCGTCAACGCGGCGGCCCGCGGCTGGATCATGTGGCGAGACTTCGCTCAGGTCCTCTGGGTCCATGACGAGTTTCAATACGAGGTGTACCGGCCGGAGATCGCTGAGGACCTCGGCAAACTGGCCGCCCAGACCATCACCGAAGCCGGCATCAAGCTCGGCGTGCGTTGCCCTCTCGCGGGCTCGTACTCGGTGGGCGACAACTGGAACATGACGCACTAGTGGACCCGAGAGCCAAGCTCCTGAAGGACGCACGGCATCGGGCGAGCAAGCAAGGCGTCCCCTTCGATCTCACGGTTGACGACATCGTCATCCCCGATACCTGCCCGGTCCTCGGTATCCCGCTGTTCAAGTCCGCGGGCCGGGCGACCGACAACTCACCATCGCTCGACAAGATCATCCCGGCGGCCGGCTACGTCCGCGGGAACATCGTTGTGGTGAGCCTGAAGGCAAACCGCATGAAGTCCGACGGGACCCTGGAGGACCTCCGCGCGCTCGTCGACTTCTACGAACTCATCACGCCGGGGCATCACCGCCGCTGGCGTAGGAACCCCGCATGATCCCACTTCCCCAAGGCCTGAAGGACGGCATCGCCAAAGTCCTGAAGGACATCTCCACGTCCCGTGACGGGGAGAGCTTCGACGTCATCCGCGTGACCCTGATCTTCGGAGGTTTGGCCTTCGTGTTCTGTGGCGTGTGGGACGTGATCGTGAACACCCACTTCAACGCCCTCGAATTCGGGGGCGGCCTCGGTGCGATGGCCGGCGGGTCCGGCGTCGGTATCGGGGCTAAGGCGAAAGACGAACCCGAAAGTGTTGACTAGCCTCGCCAAGTGGCTCCTGCTGAACTCGAAGGCAGGGGCCATCGTTGGCCTTGTCCTGGGGGTCACGACCCTCATCGGTGCCGGTACGGCCGGTGTCCAGACCATCCGCCTGCATCACGCCGAAGCCCGCCTGGTTCCCCTCGCGAAAGACCTGGGGGCAGCCCAAGGGCAGCTCGCCCAGCTCAGCGCTGACAGCGCCCGCCGGGCAGCCGAAGCGAAGGCCGCGGTGGAAGCTGCCGATGCCCGCGCGCAACGCGCCTATGCCAACGCCAAGGGCCTGCTGAACGCCGCCCCGGCGCACCCTGACGATCTCTGCCAGTCAGCCGATGAGCTGATCCGCGGGGAAATCCAGAAGGAACATCAGTGAACGGAATTTACGTACTGCCGGGTAAAGATGGCGGCTACGCTGTCTTCAACTACATCGGGGGTTCTGGCTTTGAGCGCGAACTCGTGTTCGGCGGGGACCTGACGGCGACGCTCGCGTACCTTCGCAAGCGATACACGCCGACTGCCCGGCGGGGTGCCAAGTGAGCGAACCGTCCAACATCCCGACGCGGTGGAAGGCGAACCCCGAAGGGACCGGCCTCGATATCACCGTGACCATCTCCTACGAGGAGCAGCTCCCGTTCGTCTTCGAGGCGGACTTCCTGGAGAGCCTTCGGGAGTCGTTGTTCAACAGCGCGGTGACGATGCAGTGAAAGGTCCTCACGTCCTTCGGCACAAACCTTCCGGCCACTACAAAGCCGGTAAGGGCATCTACAACAGCCGGCTCGTTGCTGACCTTTCGGAAGCTCAGGTTTGGCGCGGCAGCGGGGCCGCCAAGAACGCCATTCCGCATGTGCGCAATCCGCACCGTGGTGTCGGCACCCCCGAAACAAATCCGCTCTACTACGGCTGGTACATGTCTGATCCTGCTTACGAGGCGGTCCCGGTGAACATCACAATCGAGGTTGTGGGATGAGGGCTCTCCTCCCCATTGCCCTCGCGGTGACCCTCGGGGGTTGCGGGCTGGTTCCCAAGCCGGCTCCTCAGACGGTGCTGGTCCCCTGCGAAGCACCCAAGGTCGACCGGCCGTCTTTCCCGTTCGATACCCTGCCGGCTGAGGCGGACATCTTCACGAAGGTGAAGACGCTGTTGGCCGATAGGGAGACCCGGAAGGGTTACGAGGGGAAGCTGGAAGCGGCCACCGAGGCGTGCCGGAAGTGATTGCACCGGACCTCGTGAACGGCCTCTTTGAGTTCATCGGTGCGGCGGCCACCTCGGCGAACGTCCGGCAAATCCTTCAGGACAAGGCAGTGAGAGGTATCCACTGGGCCTCCACCATGTTCTTCACGAGCTGGAGTCTTTGGAACCTCGCTTACTACCCGACCCTCGGGCAGTGGGTGAGCTTTGCCGGTGGCGCTGCCCTTGCTCTCACCAACCTGACTTGGCTCGCCTTGGTCTTCCGATACCGGCGTTGAGGACCCTCCTGTTCGACGCGGACGCCTTGGCGTATCGCGACGCCGCTGCCTTCCAGCGGACCTACGACTGGGGTGACGGGGTCGTCTCGACCACGAGCGACATCGGCCTCGCCAAGCGGAACATCCGGCTCCAGATCGACGCCACGATGGCCGCCCTGGAGGCGGACGACCTGATCATCTGTCTCTCGGACGACGTTCACAATTTCCGCAAGCAGATGATCGATCCGACCTACAAGCGGAACCGGGAGGAGATCGAGCGGCCCGTCGACCTCTACACCCTCAAGGCGTGGCTCGGAGAGAGCTACCCGTCGGACCTCCGGCCTCGCCTGGAGGCCGACGACGTCATGGGTATTCTGTCGACGGAGCCGCACCAGGGCGACCGCATCATCGTGTCTCAGGACAAGGACATGATGACCATTCCCGGCCTGCTGTACCGGCCGGACAGCGAAGACCCGGAGGTGGCCGAGATCACCCCCGCGGCAGCCGACCGGTGGCACCTGATGCAAACCCTAATGGGAGACCAGGTCGACGGCTATCCAGGTGCCCGCAGGGTCGGCCCAATCGCCGCCGCCTACCACCTGGACAACGGGCTGGGCGTGGAACCCTTCGAGGTTCAGCGTCCCCGGCTCGGCCGCATCGACACGAAGTGGCGTCACGTCCCTATGGAGAACCCGTGGCACATCGTCGTGTCTCTCTTCCGCAAGGCCGGCGGCACTGCGAAGGACGCCCTGACGCAGGCCCGGCTGGCGCGCATCCTGCGCCACGGGGAGTGGGACGGAGGGCCGATCCTGTGGAACCCGAGCGTGTGAATTTCCATGCACCCTCGGAGCCCCGCAGGGTCTCCCAATAACTGGTTCTCTCCTTTCCGACTTCCCAGGGGGTTCTCTCGCACGCGCGAGGGGACCCCTTTTTGTTTCAGGACACCCTGCATTGGCTCGATACCTTTTCCCCCGCACCGTCCAGGAATTCCTGGCGGAGCTAGACCGCCGCTTCCCTGAGCCGCGACCGACTGAGAAGACCTCCGCGGAGGACCTCCGGTGGCAGTCCGCCCAGCGCCAAGTCTACCTGATCATGCGGGACGCCCACGAAGCTGCGACCCGCAAGGACCCCGATGTGCTTGGTTAAGACCCCCAAGACGGTGTCAGCCCAGCAGCAGGCGGATGCGAAGAAGGACCCCGCGATCCTCCGCAACCCCTACCTGGACGGCATCAACCCGCTGATCCTCTCCCGCCAGAAAGGCCTCGCCTCTCTGCGGATCGACCGGCAACCCCAACTCGTGTCAGCGGCTAGCCCGCTGGTGATGTCTCGACCGTAGATGGCGACGGCATCTGCGCGCTACGGCGCGCTGTCCTCCTCTCGGACCACGGTCCTTGAGAGGGGGCGTGAGGCTGCGCGCCTCACCATTCCGGGGCTCATCCCCGACGACGGCCAGAATGAACACTCGGTGTTCCAGCAGCCCTACCAATCGGTGGGCGCGCGTGGCGTGGCGAACCTCGCCAGCTACCTTCTCCTGGCCCTCTTTCCCCCGAACGTCCCGTTCTTCCGCCTCACGATTGATGAGGAGACCGCTGAGGCCCTCGGGCAGCAGCTCGGCGAAGCCAACGAAAAGCTGGCCCGCATCAGCCTGAAGACCCTGACCATGATGTCGGACATCCGTCCGATCCTCATGGAGGTCCTCCGCCACCTGGTGGTGGCCGGCAACGTGCTCCTGCACGTCCCGGAGAAGTCCCCCGCCCGCCTGTTCCGTCTCGACCAGTACGTGGTCAAGCGGAGCCCCCGCGGTTGGGAGGAAATCGTCGCAGAGGAGAAGGTCTACCCTTCGACCCTGTCGCCGGAAATCCGGGAGGCTGTGAAGCTCCCGACTCCCGCCGAGAGTGAGCAACCTGTCGTCGTCTACACGCGGGTCACCCGAGAGGGCGATCTCGTGAAGCACTGGCAGGAGATCAACAACACCATCGTCCCCGGTTCGGAAGGGCAGTCGCCCGCCGATAAATCCGGCTGGTTCCCCCTGCGGTGGCTGGCGATCCCCGGCTCGGACTACGGGCGGGGCCACGTCACCGAAGTCATCGGCGACCTCCTGTCGCTCGAAGACCTCTCGAAGGCGATGGTCAAGTTCGCTGCGGTCGCCTCGCGGATCATCACGCTGGTTCACCCGAACTCGCAACTGGATGTCGACGAGCTGGCTGCCGCGGAAAGCGGCGACTACCTCAACGGCGACGCTGAGAAGGTGAAAGCCCTTCAGCTTGAGAAGGCTCAGGACTGGACGGTCATGTACCAGCTCGCCCAGCGCATCGAGGAGCGTGTCAACAACGCTTTCCTGATCCGCGCGGGCACCATCCGGGACGCCGAACGGGTCACCGCGGAGGAAGTCCAGATGGTGGCCCAAGAGCTGGAGACGGTTCTCGGCGGCACCTACACGGTCCTTTCCGGCGAGCTTCAGCTCCCGCTGACCCGGCGCTACCTCTACATGGGGTCCCGCTCCGGGAGCATCCCGCGGTTGCCCTCGACGGTGACCCCGCAGGTTGTCACCGGCTTCGACGCCCTCGGGCGCGGGGCTGCGGTCAACCGCGTGCGCGCCTGGGCCACCGATCTCCAAGCCCTCCTGGGCGAGACCTTCCCCGGCACCATCCACGGTGACGAGCTGGCTCGCCGGCTGGGCGACGGCATCGACGGACTCAGCTCGTTGATCAAGACCCAAGACGAGATGGCTGCGGAAGCGCAGCAGCGCACGCTCTCGGAAGCCGGTGTCAAGGCCGCGCCTCAGATGGCGAAGTCGACGCTGGACGCGGCTCTCCAGCCGCAAGGCCAGCAGCAATAAGGAAGAGAATTGAGCAAAGAACCCAACGCCCCGGCTCCGGCCCCGGCTGAGCCTGTCGTCCTGAACAAGGACACCGTCGTCGAGACGAACAACGAAGTCCGCCAGCCCTTCGCAGGCACCAAGGTGGAAACCAACGACCAGGTCCAAGTGGCCGTGGTCGCGGAGCCGGACTTCGAGGAAGTCGAGATTGGCAACGGCACGGTGATCCGCACGTACACCGGCGTTCAGCCCGGTGCGAAGCTGGTGGACGCCGCGGGGAATGAGATCGCGTGAGCGATAACGCCCAAGTCGCCGCCGCTGTAGCGGAGGGTGCGGCTCCCAACGCCGAGTACGTCGCGAAAATGACGTCGGCGACCCTGGCCGAGCCCGCCCCTAAGACCGCTGAGGAAGCCTCCGCGGTTGCCCGGCCGGATCACATCCCGGAGAAGTTCTGGGACGCCCAGACTGGCAAGGTCCGGGTCGACGACGTTCTGAAGTCGTACAACGAGCTGGAGCGCAAGCTGCGCGAAGGCAAGCCGGCCGAGCAGAACGCCGAGAAGCCGAACGAAGACGCCGATCCCAAGAAGCTGACGCTGGAGCGGAAGCCCGAGGAGAAGGCCGACGGGGACAACCCCGTGGCCTCCGCCCTGGAAGCCGCGGGCCTGAGCTTCAAGGACATCGACGCCGAGTATCAGCAGAACGGCGACGTCAGCGCTGAGACCCGCACGAAGCTGGAGGCCGCTTTCGGGGCCGACGTCGTCAAAACGTACTTCGACGGCCTGAAGGCGCTCGAAGCCACCATCATGCTCCAAGCGCATGAGGCGGCCGGTGGCAAGGACGCGTTCGACGCGGCGATGAAGTGGGGCATGGAGCAGCTCAGCGATGCTGACCTCGAAAGCTACAACAAGCTCGTCTCCGACCCGTCGACCCAGCGCCAAGGCATTGAGTGGCTCGTCTCCAAGTTCAAAGCCGCGAACCCCTCGGAGGGCTCGCTGGTGGTGGGCGAGGCGCGACCTGGACCGGGTGACGTCTTCAACTCTCGCGAGGAGATGGTGACGGCGATGCGCGACCCGAACTACGCGCGTGATCCGGCATACCGCCAGCGCGTGGCTGAGAAGCTTCAGCGCTCGGTGAAGGCCGGGACGATCTCGACCAACATCTCTACCCACACCCAACGGCTCTAAGCCCAAGAACAAGAACAAATGAGCAGCGTGACTTTCCGCGGGCTCGCGGGGGAGTCCGCGTTCCGTGTGCCTTTCATCGGGGATGCCGCCACTGACTTCACGGTCACGGCCGGCGGCTCCCCGGCCGCCTTCACCTTCGCCAACGGCGTCGTGACCCTGAGCGCCCCGCTGGTCGCGGACGCCGACGTGGTCGTCTCTGATGTCCGCACGGACGCCCGACTGCCGGCCACCGATGTGCGCCTTCGCGGCGCTATCCCGGTCGGCTACCAGCAGATCACCAGCCTGTCCGCCGCCGCAGCCCTGACGGTCCCCGCCGGGGCAACCTTCGCGATCATCGACACGGAGTCCCAAGGCGTCCGCTGGCGTGACGACGGGACTGATCCGACGTCGACCGTCGGGAAACCCCTGCCGGCTACCGACGGGGTCGACCTGTTCTATGACGGCGATCTCTCCCGCATCAAGTTCATCGAGCAGGCGGCTTCGGCCAAACTGAACGTGGCGTACTACAGGTATGCCTAGCACTCGCCCCGACCGCTGGCGGCGGCTCGGGATGAGTGGTGTGGGTGTGCTGCTACAGCCCACCTCTTTGCAGACCTCGGTGACGCACCGGTCTGCGACATACACTTTCGACCGCCCGGTTCTTGTCGGCTACTACGCCGACTCACAGCCGTTCGTCGTTTCGGACCGGCTGTTCAATATCACGGCGATTTCGCCTGCTGCGGCGTCCGTTGCCTCTGGGAGTTTCGTCCAGGGCGGGGTGTCTTTCTCCGGGCAGAGCTACGTCAAGAACGGCGCGATGGTGAACCCCTGGTTCAGCGCGTCGGGAGCCAAGCAGGGCTTCGACGGGCTCCTCGGGGTTTACGCAGATAACACCGGCCAAAGTGCCGCTGTCCACGACTACGACAACACACTCAACGTCGACCCCGCGATCTCCGGCGCTATCGCCGTCGCGGTTGGAGACGAGAAGTCCATCGTCAAGTCGGTGCGGGCCTCGGGTCTCACGACTCCCGGACCGTGGCGTCACTTCGACGACTGGTGTGTCCTTCACGTTGTCCGCGTGGTTCCCCCGTTCGGAGCCTTCGCGCCGGCCGCTTTCGCAATAAGCAAGGCATCGGCCTTCACCACCCGGATGCGGAACAAGGCGGCTCTCGGAGCCGGCTTCGACCTGACCGGAACGGGGATGCCCTCGCTCCAGTATTGCCTGGACAACGACTATTTCCGCGCCTTCCAGCCCTACTGGTATCCCGGTGGCGGTGCGGATGCGCGCCGCCGCTACATGGTCAATCCGGCGGATACGAACAACGTCGGGTACTCGCGTGACTACGGCCAGCTCTGGGGCGATTTCCTCGCCGCCATCTTGGCAGCCGGCTCCAGTGTCCGGGATGACGCGCTCAACGCGGCTCTGACCTTCGGCCTGTCGCTCATCGCAGCGCACGACCGTGGGTTCGATCAAGCCGCTGGTGCTGGTCAGTGGGATGGCCACAAGCAGTTCGCTCAGTTGGCCGGTCACGTCTTCGCCTCAGTCGCAGGACTGACGGCGAAGGCCCTAGCCGTAAAGGGCAACGCCACCAATCAGCAGTTCTGGGTTCCGCCCGGATTTGTTGGCGGGCCGACCTACTTCCCCGGAAACCACAGCGTCAACTTCGGGACCTTCCATTCGGTCCACGTCGGGTTGCCTTACTGGGGCACCGTGGTGGCCACCCGACCGCCCGCCCTTCCGCTGACCTACAGCAGCGACTTCGACAACGACTACGAGCTGACGTCGCTCCCCGGCTACTTCGTCGAGCTGCTTAATTCGGCGGCCTTCAAGAACGGACCCGCCGGCCAAGACGGCTCGCAAGTCCTCGCCGGCACCGGCCCATACTTCGGTGGCACCGGGGAGGGCGGGGCGTCCCTCGCCTATCTGGATCGCGCTCGGGCTAACGCCCAGCAAGACATTTGGGGCCTGACGCCCGCTTCCACGCGGGCACTGGCCTACTACGATCTCATCCGGAACTCGATGGCCGTCCCCCGTTGGACTGGCCCGCCGGACGCCGGCACGATTGACAACGCGTCTCCCAACTCGACGCTGGTCCTGAACTCCGGCGCAAGCACCAACTGGCAGGTTGGCGAGAACGTCACCATCGGCGGCTCTGTCGTCGGTAAGGTCGTAAGCTGGACGACGTCGAGTCCGACCCGGACGCTGACCATCAGCAACCCGGTCGGCTTCACTCTCACCGGCACGATCACCGGAGCGACCTCCGGGGCCACCGGCGTCATCTCGACGTACACCCCGAGCAAGACCGCAAAGTACCTCGTCTCGGCCGCCAACGGGTTCCAGTGGAACCTGACCAACCTCGGTGCGGCCACCCTCCCGGTCACCGACTGGCAAATCCAGTACAGCCTCGACGGTCGTTCCTGGATCGACGTCACGACGTCCGGCGTGTCGGGCACCCAGACGGGCCTCACCCCGAGCGTCCTGCACCGCATCCGCTGGCGTCGTTCCTCGACGGTTGGCGGGGTCAAGACCTGGGGTCACTGGACCGTCAACTATCCGCGCGTCCAGGGGGCTTCAGAGCGCCTCACGGTGATCCCCACGGGCACCCCTTCCGGGACTCCCGTGAACACCGTGGCTGCCTCTCTGGTGGTCCCGCTGTACCCGGCCGCAACCGCGCCGTTCTACGTCGCCGCGCCCTCCACGATGGACATCAGCGTCAACACGACGCTGTACGCCGCCGTCGGCTACTGGACCGGAAACATCACCGGAGCTTTCACTTACCAGTGGAAGCGCAACGGTGTCTCGATCCCCGGCGCTACGGCCGACAGCTACGCGCTGGACCCGGCGGACCTCGGTACGACGATCACATGCGTGGTGACCAACGGAGGTGTCTCGGCCACAACGGCTGGGGTCACCATCCCATCCCTGCCGGCGCTCCCCTCGAATGTCATCATCGACACGACGTTCGATGCGGCCTTCAAGCTGTTCTACTCCCAAGTTTGGGACAGCTTCCGCACGACCTCGACGAGCGGCAACGTGCGTCTGGACTTCCCCACCTCCGGTGGCGGAGTCGTGTCCGGGACCTTCACGGCTGGCGAAACCGTCACCGGGTCGATCTCCGGCGCTACGGCTGTTGTCTCAACCTGGACGTCCGGAACCGGCCGTCTGCTGTTGACGACCAATTACCAGAACCCCGGCTTCGTCTCTGGCGAGACGGTCACCGGCGGCACTTCTGGTGCTGCTGGCACCTTGGCCGCCGTAGTTGGTGGGCTGAAGCTTCTGCCGTCCTACACGCGGGTCTCGGATGACGGTGAGACGGTGATCACGTCTAGCGTTCTACGCCTCGACAAGACTGCTTCGTTCCCCAACCTCCAAGGCAACGCCGCAGCCCGCAAGGCACTGACGGTTGGCACCGTTTACGACGTCACCCTGAAGGTGGCGATTGGAGCCGATGTCGTGCCCTCCGCGGACACCATCGTGAAGTTTGGTTCCGCCTCTGGCGGGAACCAGCTTTGCACCGTCACGATCCCGCCGAACAGCGCCTACAGCTCGTCGCAAGGATCGACCGGCGTGAGCAACCTGACGGTGACCCCAAACCCCGGCGTGACTGCGCCGAAGGAACTCACGATCACCTTCACGTTCACCGCGCCTACGACGGCGATCTACGTTTCCGACAACATCAACACGAACACCGGCAACACCGGCGGCGGCAATCCGACGCTGTCTCAGCTCACCGTGGTTGAGCACTAAGCGAACGGCGGCGTGCGATGGTGCCGACCAGGCCAAAGCCTGCCAGCATCAGCGCCCACGCCGCCGGCTCGGGAACCACTGTCGGGCCTGGCCCGCCTCCAGTCCCCGTACCCGGTGGGTTGAAGGTCGGATCGGTCGTGAAGTTATCGGCGTACACGCTGGAGCCCACGGCTCCGGAGCCGCCGAAGATCGCGTACTTGATGCCCGACACGGTGACGTCCAGGGTCTTGAACCCTGACAGGCTTGGCGGAAGGCTATCCGTGCTTTCCGCCAGCAGGTTGTCCGAGGCGTCGTAGACCCTCAGGAAGATGATATCCATGTCGGCGGCGAAGTCTCCAAGCTGGAGGCTCAGGAAGTCCACCGCGGTATCAAAGTCCGCCCGGATCGGCGACAGGTTGCCCTGCGCATCTGAATTGCTGAGAAGGGCGTTCGTCCCGTTCGGCGAGGTCGAAGCCCAAAGGTCTTGACCGTCCACCGTTGTGAACGTGACCCCCTGTTCGGTGTAGCTCGGCGTGAAGCCGAAGCCGGCATCGAAGGTGATCGTGATAGCGGCTGCCGCGGACTGGGCCATAAGGCCCCCGACGACGCACCCGATGGCTAAACCCAGTTGCCGCATTTGACGCATCCTTCTGCAAACTCGACAACACAATTGCTCCCTCAACGAGCGTGTCAAGAGTCTGCACGTCGGAGGCGTAAACCCAATACCCACCCGCGGGGGACACCGCAGGGCCACCCGGCGGGCATACGCCGGGACCTCTCCCAGTAACCCAGAACAATCCGAGCGGGGGGCCGGCTGCGGCCGACAACCCCCGTCCACGCTGCGGACCCTGAGGCTGACGGGAAACCAACCCCTCAACCCAAGTCCAAAGAGTTCTACTGTGACCGACTCCACTCCGTCGCGTCCTGGCGTAAAGCAAGGCGGCTCCGGCGGTAACTACGAGCTGTATCTCGACCTTTTCGGTGGCGAAGTCCTCACCGCCTTCGAGACCCAAGTCATCATGCGCGACAAGCACATGGTGAAGACCCTCGAAAAGGGTAAGAGCTTCCGCTTCCCCGCCATCTGGCGGACGACCGCGGCGTACCACACGCCCGGCGCTGAAATCCTCGGGAACCAAATCCCCCACACCGAGGTCGTCATCAACCCCGACGACAAGCTCATCTCGCATGTGTTTGTCGCGGACATCGACGAAATCCTGTCGCACTACGAGTTCCGCGCACCGTACGCCGCGGAGCTGGGCACGGCGCTCGCGCGCCACTATGACGCCAACGTCATCCGCCGGATCATCCAGGCCTCCCGTCAGGGTGCCCTGTTCACCGGCGACGTCGGCGGCTCGGCCCTGACGAATGCCTCGTATGCGACCTCCGCGACTGCGCTGTTCGATGGCCTGTCCGATGCCCGTCTGACGATGGAGCAGAAGGACGTGCCGGTGGACGCTCAGCCGCTCTACGCGCTGTTCAAGCCGCTTCAGTTCTCGCTGATGGCGCGCGCCGACCGGAACCTGAGCCGTGACTACAACGGCGGGGACCAGAACATCCGGTCGATCCAGAAGGCGTTCCGCACCTACGACGACGTCAATGTCGTGAAGTCGAACCTGACGCCCTACGGCGTGAACGACTCCGCGAACTCGGCGATCCCGTCGAAGTACCGGGCCGACTTCACGAACACCATCGGTGCCGTCTGGACCCCGATGGCGGCGGCCACCGCCGAAGTCCAAGGCCTGTCTTCGCAAGTCGTCGACCAGCCGCAGAAGCAGGGCACCCTGCTGATCTCGCGGATGATGGTCGGCACTGATCCGCTGCGCTCGAAGTGCGCGGTGGAGCTGAAGACCGCCTAAGGCGACACCCCGGAGCCCCTGCCCGCCTGATTGCGGGTGGGGGGTTCCTTTTTTCATTTCGAGGAACCGCTTTGGCTACGCTTGCTCCGCTCACCGAGCTGGACGCCGTGAACGAGATGCTCGGCAGCATCGGTCAGGCCCCGGTGAGTTCCCTCTCGGGTCTCCACGGGGACCCCGCCCTCGCCCGCGAGCACCTCCTGTCGATGACCCGGTACGTGCAGCTCTATGGCTTCAACTTCAACACCGACCAGGGCTACACGCTGACGCCCGACGACGATGGCGTGATCTTCGTCCCGCAGGGGGCGCTGAAGATCGACCCCACCGACCGGACCCAGGACCTTGTGATCCGCCGGCACCCCGAAGGCCAGATGGCCCTCTGGGATCGCCCGAACCAAACCTGGACGATGGCCCTCCCGGTCACCTTCGATATCGCCTGGGGGTTCCCCTTCGAGGACCTTCCCGAGGCCGCCAAGAATTTCATCACCCTGTCCGCCTCCCGACGCTTCCAGAAGCGCATCATCGGGTCGACTGAGCTGGACGGGTTCAATCAGGAGGATGAGGCCCGTGCCTGGTCGCTCCTGCTGCGCGACGAACGCGCCTCCCGAGACACCAACGTATTCCGGCAAAACCCCGAGCTGGCCCGCATGGTCTATGACCGCGGCAGCCTGGGACGGGTGTACACGCCGCCGGGCGGTGAGGTGACCGGGTGAGCCTGGTCAACATCGACGTCCCGTCGCTACACAACGGGGTCTCCCAGCAGACGCCGGCCGTCCGGGCTCCCGAGCAGTTGGAGCTTCAGGTCAACGGCTGGTCCTCGCTGGCGGACGGGCTCCAGAAGCGGGCTCCCTCCTCGTACGTGGCGAAGCTCCTCGCTGGGGCGGCCATCCCGACCAAGGTCTACCACATCAACCGGGACACCTCGGAACGCTACATCGTGGTCGCCCAAGGGGGTCAACTTCGGGTCTTCGGCATGAACGGCGCGGAGTACCCCGTCCTGGCTCCGGCCGGCTGGGGCTACCTCAGCTCCGCCGCCGATCCCGAGCAGGACATCGTGATGACCACGGTGGCCGACTACACCTTTGTGGTGAACCGCAAGGCTACCCCCGCGATGGTCACCTTCGATCCGGGCAGCGGCGATCCGCCGCCTGAGACCATCCCCCCGCCGTCCTACTACATCCCGCCGAACAGCAATGGCTGGGATGAGAACGTGTACGAGCCATGACCACCGGCGTAGTCCAGAAATTCAGCGACCTCCCGGCGTCCCCTTCCGTGGGGGACATCTATCAGGTCACGGGCAGTGAAGAGACCAACTTCACGTCCTACTACGTCGAGTTCGGGGGTGCGAACACCTGGAACGAAACCGTCGCGCCTGACCTTGAGAACGTGATCGACGCGACCACGATGCCCCATGCTTTGATCCGGCAAGCGGACGGGACCTTCCTGTTCACACCGTTCACCTGGGACAATCGCAAGGTCGGAGACGACTCGACGAACCCGAAGCCCGGCTTCATCGGCCGCAAGATCAACGGCGTCTTCTTCTACCAGAACCGGCTGGCGTTCCTCTACGACGAGAACGTCATCGCCTCGTGTTCTGGGGACTTCGGCAACTTCTGGCGCAACACCGTCTTGGACTACATCGACTCCGATGTAGTCGACTTCGCCGCGTCCTCGACCAAGGTCTCGATCCTGAAGGATGCCGTCCCGTTCAACGATGGGGTCGTGCTGTTCGCCGACCAGACCCAGTTCTCGATGACCAACGGCGAGGCCGGGGTCACCCCCGCGTCGGTCGCCATCAAGGCCGTCACGAACTACGAGATCGAGCCGGGGGCCTCCCCCGTGGCGCTGAACACCGAGGTGTACTTCGCCAGCGGTCGGTCCCAGCACAGCCGCGTCTACGAGTACAGCCGGCAGTCGGACAACGACGCCCTGGAAGCCGCGGATGTCACCGCCCATGTCCCGAGGTACATCCCCTCTGGCATCCGGCGGATCATCCCCGCGCAAGACCAGAACGCCGTCTTCGTGCTGACCACCGGGGCTACGAACTCGGTCTTCGTCTACCAGTTCTACTGGCTCACGTCGGACACCAAGGCGCAGTCCGCATGGCACCGTTGGGACTTCCCCGCGGATGTCGAGGTGATGTCCGGCACGTATGTCGACGGGCATCTCTACCTGGTGCTGCGGCGCTCCGACGGGATGTACCTGGAGAGCATCGATCTCAGGCCCGACGCGATCCCCATCGGCTCGCCCCGTCAGGTCTACCTGGACAATCGGTTCCTGGTTCTCGGCACGTACGACGCCGGCACGGGCATGACGACCTTCAGCCTCCCATACCCCGTGGAGGATCACGACGCGTTCGTGCTCCTGCGGACGGAGGGCTGGGTCAGCCTCGCCCTGACCGAGTTCCCGCCGGACGATCTCAATTGGATCGACGACGCCACCATCAAGGTCTTCGGCAACCACTCGTCGGCGTTCATGTTCGGCGGCTACCGCTACAGCCTCCGCTTCCGCCCCTCACGTCCGTTCCTGCGGCGCGGGGATGGCACCGCCGTGACAACCGGCCGGCTCCAGCTCAGGACCTTCACGATCTCCTTCCGGAACACCGGAGGGTTCAACTGGACGATTTGGCCCTATGGGGAAGCCGCCGGTGAGATCGTCGAGGGCACGCTGGGTAACCCGGTGGGTTCCCTGGTCCTCAACGACGTCGCGTACAGCGAAGGACGGTTCCCCATCCAAGTCTACAGCAATGCCGAGACCGCGGTCCTGGAGATCGCGTCGGACAACGTGTTCGGATGCGCCTTCCAGTCGGCCGAGTGGGAGGCCTTCTTCTACAACCGGTCTCGCGGTTGATCGAAGTGATACGGCTCGGTGAGCGCGCTCCCGACCTCTTGGCCGGAGACCTGGAGAAGCTCGCTGAGAGCCTCCGGGTCTCCGACCTTGCCGAGATACAGGCCACCTCCGAGATGGCCCCCCTGGACGCCCTACGGGTCTCCGTGGGGGTCTCCGACATGGCATGGCTGGTCTTCTGGAAGGGTGAACCCGTCTGTGTCTTCGGGGTCGCGCCCACGCCTACGCCGGGCATCGGTTCGGTGTGGATGATGGGGACCCCCGGAATGGACCGGGCCGCTTTGGCGATCCTACGCCGGACGGCTCCCTACCTTCGCCAGATGCACGAGCGATATCCGCTCCTCTGGAACTACATCGACGCGCGGAATGAGCGGTCGATGGCTTGGCTCGAATGGGCCGGCTTCCGCCTCACCGAGGCCCATCCCCAACACGGGCGGGAGGGCCGCCTGTTCTTCACCTTCGCCCGGTATGAGCCCCATGTGTAATCCAGCCATCGCGCTAGCGGTCATCTCTGCCGCCACGACCGCCGTTTCGGTGGTCTCGGAGGTCAAGGCGGCCAATCGGCAGAACAAGGCTATTGCCGAACAGTACGCGGCCCAGACGGAGGAAATCCGCTCTCAGGAAGGGGCTGCGATTAACGACCGGCTGCGGGCCGCTCGTAAGGAACAAGGCCGGGTTAGGGTCGCGGCCGGCGAGGCTGGTCTCCAGCTAACCGGCTCCGTCGCCAGCCTCTTGCAGGACAGCACGATGCAGACCGCCCTCTACGATGAGCGCGTGCGCGCCAACGCAGGGGCGCGGATCGACGCCGCCACGGCCGAAGCCAATTCCATGTACTCCCAGGTTCAGAAGCCGACCATTCTGGGTGCCGGTCTCCGGGTCGCCGGGTCCGCCATCAAAGGCTACGTCGGCGGGGCCGTTCTCGGTGCCAAGGCCGGCAGTCTCCTGAAGCTCTCGCGCGCGGGAAGCGCGGCCGGGGCCTCAGGCTTCTCCGACTTGCCAAGGCTGGGCTGACCCGATGGTCGATCTTTCGCGCTCGCAAGCGCGCAACCTGGGTCAGTCGCGGATCACCAACAACCGTGACGCCATCCTCCCCACCCGGCGTCTCGACCAAGCCCCTGACCTTGCCGTCGCGGCTGACCTTCGGAACGCCCGCAGGGGTGACCCCGTCGATGAAACCCGCCGGGCTCTCGGCCTGATCAACGATGCCGCTGAAGGCATCTTCCAGATCAAGAACGCAGAGACGGCCCGCCGGGCACCCGCCGAGCAAGCCAAGGGCACCCTCGATGCTGTGGGCGGGGCTCCGGCCGATGCGCGTCTTGCAAAGTCCGTCGCCTATCAGGACGCCTATTACACCACCAAGGCCGAGGCGGACCTCACCCATTGGTCAGATCAGACCAGTCAGGAAATCGACGATCTCCTGAACAAGGGCGCTACGCCGGCCGACATCCAAGAGCACCTTCAGCAGAAGGTCGTGGAGCTGCGCGACCAGGCGGCCACCCAGTACGCCTCAGCG